TGGTTTTGCAGGTGGTGGTTTTACAGGTTCAGGTGGTCGTTCAGGTGGTGTTGATGGTAAGGGTGGTTTTAATGCTATACTACACCCTAACGAAACAGTAATCGACCACACGAAAGGGCAAAGCCAAGGACAAACAGTGATTGTAAATTATTCACCTCAAGTTAATGCTTTAGACCCTCGTACAGCCCAAATGGTTATCGCTGAGAACGCTCAAACGATTGTTGGAGTAGTAAGACAGGCATTTAACAGAAATGGTCAGCAGGTAGCAATATGATTTTTCCCGAGTCAGTAAAGCCGAGTTCAATAAGCATAACTAGTGTTACTCCTAATTTGGTTAGTGTTACTCATTCCCTTAAAAGACAGGTAAGACAAAGAGGCGCTCAAAGATGGCTAATGGAAGTTTCATTTCCATCTATGTCAAGAAGTGAGTTTGCCCCATTGTGGGCGTTTGCTAATAACAGGAAAGGTCAATTTGAAACCTTTACTTTTAGACCTGAGATTTATAAAGATTCAAGCGGTACTGCAAGTGGCGCTATCGTTACGGATGGCGCTAACGTGGCAGGTGCTACAGACATCTCAATTACAGGTATTGATAGCGGTACGCAATTAAACGCAGGTGATTACATCACGTTTGCTACGAATGATAAGGTTTATATTATCGTTGATACGACCACAGCCACAGGCACAACAACAGCAATACAGATAGAGCCACCATTGTTAGAAGATGTTGTTTCAGGAGCAGGTATAAGTTACACAGATGTTCAGTTTACAGTGGCTTTTGATGGAGATACTCAGACAATNACAATGGATGTTGCAACAAATGGTCGAACTTCATGGGGTATGAGTTTGGTTGAGGTTGTCTAATGGACAGAGGTTCAACACCTGAGTTTCAGGCTGAATTAGTTAAAGCGCAAAATAGACCTGTACATTTGGTTGAGGTTGGTTTTGATAGTGGTTCAGTATTTATGACTGACAGTTTCAAGGCTATTACTTTCGCAGGTGATGAATATCAAGCAGTTGGTAATTTTATGGGTTTTTCTGATATTGAAGAAACAGTAGGTATTATTGTTTCAACTGTTAATTTGTCACTATCAGGTATTGACCAAGTATGGATTAGCAATGTACTGAATGAAAACTTTATTGATAGACAGGTTAAGATTTGGACAGGTTTCTTAGGTGGCTCAAGTTTAGATTTGGTGTCAGACCCTGTTTTAATTTTTGATGGAAGAATGAACCAACCGACAATTAGTGAAAATCCTGATAGTGGAGAATCTACAGTGTCAGTATCTTGCACCAATGCTTGGGTTGACTTCACGCGAAAGATAGGCAGACACACAAACCATGAGGAACAGCAAATACACTTCCCTACCGATAAAGGTTTTGAGTTTGCATCTGAAATTGTTAAAGATATTACATGGGGCAAAGCATGATTCCTGAAATAGAAATTAAGCTACATGAATATGTAGAATTAAACATAGGTAAAGAATTTAAGTTCGGTGAGCATGATTGTCCGTTGTTCACTTTAGGTGCTATTGATATTATGCAAGGTACTGATTATCAAGAACAAATGAAAGGGTTATGGCATGACCAAAAATCAGCCTATAAATACGCAAGAAAGAATGGCGATATTGTTACCCACCTAATCCGTTATGGTTACAAGAAAATCAACTACCAACTAATGACAGTTGGTGATGTAATTATTATGGAGCAGAAGTTAGCCCATGAGAAAAAGTGGCGTTCAGTTGGTGTTTGCTTAGGCTCTAAAGNAGTGGCAATCATAACTCAAGAAACAGGTGTTGAGATTGTAGCAATTAGTCAAATACCAAATATGACGGAGGCTATGACATGGCAGTAAGTATTGGCTCAATGTTTATTAGTAATGCTGTGGCAACATCTGCTTGGGCGGTTGCAACTTTTGAAACTGTAATGGCACGACAGTTCTTTGGCGCGATAGTTGGCATGGTAGTTTCTTCAGCTTTTGCACCAAAACAAGAGGTCGCAGAAGACCAAGGTTTTATGGTCAATAAAGCCTCAAACAATGCTCCATTACCTGTTGTTTATGGATACCGTAAGGTTGGCGGAACACGGGTTTTTCTTGAGGCTACAGGTACTAAAAACGAATTTCTTCATGTTGTTATTGCCTTATCAGAGGGTGAGATTGAATCATTTGATAATATTTATATCAATGATGTTATCTCTACTGATGAGAGATTTGATGGCAACATTTTAACGGTTTACACTAAATCAGGCTCAACTATTCAAACGGGGCAGTCAAACCTTGTGTCAGAAGTTTCGGCTTGGACAAGTTCGCACTCTTTAAAAGGCACAGCATACATTTACGTAAAAATGAAATATGATGTTGATGCCTACCCTCAAGGGTTGCCTACAATCACTGCTGAAATTAAAGGTGTAAAAGTGCGAAACCATTTGAACCAAATTGGTTATAGCGACAACCCTGCTTGGTGTATTCGTGACTATTTAACGAATAGTAGATATGGAAGAGGAATTGACGATTCTTTAATTGACTTTCCTAGTTTTACTGCAAGTGCTAACTATTGTAATACGATAGTTTATATTGGTAATGTATATAAAGCACGATATACTTGTAATGGCATAGTTAATACTGAAAACGGCTCAATGGATATTCTTAAAAGTCTATTGACATCGTGTAGAGGATTTTTGATATTTAGCGGTGGCAAATATAAACTGATTATTGATAAGCCTGAAACAGCAGGATTTACATTTAGCGAAGACAATATCATTGGCTCTTGGACTATCTCCATGGGCGATAAGAATACTCAATTTAACAGAATTAGAACAAACTTTATTAATCCTGATAGAAATTGGCAACCTGATATTGCAGTTGTTGAATCCACAGCCCTAAGAGAACAAGACAACGGTTTATTGCTAGAGCAGACAATGGACTTACCTTTTACCACTGATATAGACCGTGCAAAGATGATAAGCACTATGTTTATTAATCAATCACGTCAACAAGTTAAAGTAGAATTTACAGCAACAGTTGAAGCCTTAAAGGCTGAAGTGGGTGACGTGGTTTACATCAAACACAAGACACCTGCGTGGCATACACTTAACGCAGGACAGGGTAAGAAATTCAGAATAATGAAAATGGTACTTCGGAATAATGATGAAGTACGTGTCGAAGTCATAGAATACGATTCGACTGTTTACAATTTCGGTGTTATCGGTGTAAGCGATGCTTCACCAAATACAAACCTGCCTGATTCTACAAGGTCAACACCACCTGTATCATTAAGCGCATCTCAAGAATTATACAAAACAAACACCTCTCAAGGCGCACAAGTAAGAGCAAATTTTACTTGGTCTGCACCTCTTGATGCTTTTGTTAAAAAATATGATGCTGAATACAAGGAAGAGGGTAAGGGTTGGGAATATGTGACAACTACTAAAAATACTCACGCTCAGATTAACAACCTCAAGGCAGGAAGTTTTGAGTTTAGGGTTCGGTCTATCAACACAAATGGTGTTCAATCACGATGGGCTTACACGGGCGCTCTAGGTTTTGCAGGATTAACAGAACCACCTGCCCCGATTCAAGAATTTAGTATTAGAGCAATTGACGGCTCTGCTCATATCCAATGGAAAAAAGTAACAGAATTAGATGTGCTTCATGGTGGAAATATTAGAATAAGGCACTCGCCATCAGTGAGTGGAGTGTCTTGGTCATCAGGTACAGATATTGGTGAGGCTTTAGCAGGTAATGCGACTAATGTTGTATTGCCATTATTAGCAGGAACTTATCTAGCAAAAGCAGTTGATAGTTCAGGTAATTTCTCAACAGACGATGTATATTCTATAACGACTGTTCCAAATATCCTTGATTTTAATGTTGTTGAAACCATGACGGAACACCCTGCTTTCGCAGGAACAATGGAAGCTATTGAAAAGGACGGAAGTATAATAAGATTATCAAATGTTGCGGGTCAAGATTCGATACTCACTGAAGATGGCAATACTCTTATTACAGAATGGCAAGAGATGGTTAATATCACAACAGCAAGTATAAATACAGGTTGGAATGAGATTGATACAACATCTGTTGAGTGGGATGGTACAGGTGATAATTTAGATTATATTCTTATTGCAGATTTGATAGTAGATGTGGAATACGATGTCACTCTCACCATTAGCGATTACACAGGTGATTATGAAGTGGGCATCTCAACAGCCAATCTTATAGATGCAGGTTCGCTTAGGTACGCAGGTGATACTACAATCACAGCGAGAGTCACAGCACAAGGTGGTTACGTGTACGGATTTGGTAGGATTGGAAACACGGCAACTCTTAAAATAAGTATTATTGAAGTTGACACACAGGGTGTTGCCATAACTCAAGAAGAAACATCACCTTTAGGTGTTGCGTCAGAAGGTACATATTATTTTGAAGAGCCTCTCGATTTGGGTGAAGTATATACATCACGAGTAACATCAAACCTTGTAGCAAGTGGGCAACGAGTTAATGACTTAATTGATTTGCGTTCCGTTTATATCGATACATGGGGTAACTTTGATGGAGAACCTTCAGATGAAACAACCGCACAACTACAAATTAGAACAACAAATGACGCCACCACAGGTACGCCAACATGGGGTGTTTGGTCACCTATTATGGTTGGTGACTACAATGCTAGAGGTTTTGAATTTAGACTTATATTAAAATCAGGCGACCCATCACGAAATATTGAAGTGACAAATTTAAAAGTAAGTGTTGATATGCCTGACAGAAATGAAAAAGATAATAATGTGACCGTACCAATAGGCGGATTGGCTATTACATACGATAACGCATTTAAAAATGAACCAATGGTTGGAATAACGGCTAGAAATCTTTTGAGTGGTGATAGTTATTCGTTATATAATGACGATAGCGAAGGTTTTACGATAGAAATGTTTAATGGCGCAAGTAGTGTTTCAAGAACAATAAATTGGATGGCAACAGGATACGGGAGAGCAAGCTAAATGGCACAACATGATTATATAATTGATAACGGTTCAGGTTCAGCAGTAAGA